CAGTTGATGTAGCAAGAGGTGTTGAGAAAGATTATTCAGCTTTTGTAGTTACTGACATCACTAAGTTCCCTCATAATATAGTTGCTAAATATCGAAACAATCAAGTAAAACCAATGTTGTTTCCAAGCATCATTTATGACATAGCAACAAGTTATAATGATGCATTTATATTATGTGAGGTAAATGATATTGGTGATCAAGTTGCATCAATTATAAATTATGATCTTGAGTATGAGAACTTACTTATGTGTTCAATGAGAGGTCGTGCTGGTCAAATAGTCGGACAGGGATTTTCAGGTAAGAAGACACAACTTGGTGTCAAGATGTCAAAGACTGTCAAGAAAGTTGGATCACTCAACCTCAAGACGATGATAGAAAGTGACAAATTGCTATTTTCAGACTATGATATACTAAGTGAGTTGACAACTTTTATACAAAAGAATAACTCATTTGAGGCAGAAGAGGGTTGTAATGATGACCTTGCTATGTGTTTAGTCATATATGCATGGTTGGTTCAACAAGATTACTTCAAAGAACTCACTGATCAAGACGTAAGAAAGAGATTATATGATGAACAAAAAAATCAAATCGAGCAAGATATGTCTCCATTTGGTTTTATTTCAGATGGCCTCGAAGATGATTCCTTTGTTGATGCAGAGGGAGATCGTTGGAAGGTTGATGAATACGGTGATCGTTCTTTTATGTGGGAGTACATGTAATGATTTCATTTTTACTTTTGAGTTCTAGTTTTTTAAATTTTGCATTTTATGTTTATGCGATCGGATTTGTAGTTGCATTAGTTTTGGAGCAGTTTGTCAGGAAGTCTGATAATCAGAGAAACATTTATATTGTAGAAACTAATAGAAAATATCTTTGGAGGCAAGCATGGGTCATAAATATACTCTGGTTTATAACAAACATAGGATTATTCATCGCTTCAAGAAACGTACAACCCACAGGATATGATTCGTTTTGGGATGGTGCGTTGTAGACCTTTCCCTAAAGTGTGCAAACAATAAATAATTTCTAGATTAAACTGAGAACTCGGAGAAAAACATGGCGACTCCTCAATTATCTCCCGGCATACTGGTCAGAGAGGTTGATTTAACAGTAGGAAGAGCAGATAATGTATTAGACAATATCGGCGCGATAGCAGGCCCATTTCGTCTTGGCCCAATTGACACACCTATTCAGGTCTCTAATGAAGAGGATCTGATAAAGAATTTTGGAAAACCATTATCGACAGATAGGCAATATGAATATTGGATGAGCGCAGCATCATTCTTATCCTATGGTGGTGTACTAAAAGTAGTAAGAGCAGATGATGATGATTTAGGAAATGCAAACGCTGGTGTTGGTATTGCATCAACAACAGTCATCGGTGCAACAGGTGGTTTAAAAATAGAAAGTTTTGATGACTATCAAGAGAATCATACATCTGATACTTCATTCTACTATGCAGGTAAACATCCCGGATCATGGGCAAATGGATTAAAAGTATGCCAGATAGATGATCAGGCAGATCAGATAATAGGAATAAACACAACAAGTTTAGAGGATTACGGTTGCACAATCGGTGCTGGTGTTACTGCAGCACTCACGAATCTCGTAATACCGGGAGCTGGAACAACTTCAACATTCACGGGACATCTGAAAGGAATTGTTACCGGAGTATCAACTGATGCCACAAACGGTGACTCTAAATTCGACGTTAAGATTGTATCTAGAGTATCAAGTGCAGGAACAGAGTTCCCAATATCCTATGCAACAAATTCACTGACAAATTCATACAAAACTACGACTGAGGGTGCAGGTGCTGGTATCGCAGCAACAACTGTATTCTTCGTCAATAGTTCTGGTATTAATACCGGTGCTCCAAATGCAGCAAACACTGCTGTATCTGCAGAGATTGTAACAGCAGTTGACTGGTACGATCAACAAACACTCGGACTAGAAAACTCAACAGTATTCTGGAAATCTCTCGCACCAAGACCTACAACTAATAAGTATGTCTCAGATAGAGGTGGTAAGAACGACGGAATCCACGTTGCAGTTGTTGATGATCTAGGAACAATCACAGGTATTCAAGGAAATATTCTTGAGAAGTTCACTGGATTGTCAAAAGCAAAAGATGCGATCTCAAATATAAATTCTCCTGAGAGAATATACTATAAAGATTTCATCGCTAACAGAGCAGAGAATATCTATGCTGGATTCAACCCATCTCAGTCTGAGGATACATTCCATAATACACTTCCAGTTGCGACAGGATTTGGAACAGGGTTTGTAGCAAACACAACTGCACAAGGTTTGTGGAGTCAAAACGCACAAAGCACAACATTCGCTGGTATAGGTAATGTCACTTACTCACTTGGTGGTGGTACAGACTACTCCAGTGTTTCGGGTAAGATTCCTGCTCCCGGAGAAAACGGCGCGATGTTAGCAACTCTTGGAGATCTTAAGACTGCATACGACACTTTATCAAATAAAGATGAGCAAGCAGTTGACTTCCTAATTATGGGGCCAGGATGCAGCACAAGAGATTTATCTCAATCAAAAGCAAATCACCTTATTGGTATTGCTGAAGCAAGAAAAGATTGTATGGCAACAATCGGGCCACATAGAGCAGATTTAGTTAACATAACAAACTCAACAACTCAAACAAATAATCTTCTCGAATATTACAGTCCACTTACATCATCATCGTTCGCAACGTTTGATAGTGGATATAAGTATATGTTTGATAGATTCAATAATGAGTTCAGATTTGTTCCAACCAACGGAGACACCGCAGGACTTATGGTAAGAACTGCAATTGAGTCATTCCCATGGTTCTCACCCGCAGGTGAACAAAGAGGTGTGATCAACAATGCAATCAAACTTGCATACAATCCAACAAAAGATCAAAGAGATCAATTATATCCACAAAGGATAAATTCTTATATCACAAAACCCGGAGTTGGTACATTATTATTTGGTGATAAAACTGGGTTATCATTTGCATCTGCATTTGATAGAATTAACGTTCGTCGTTTGTTCTTAACAATTGAACAAGCTCTTGAGGGTGCTGCTGAAGCACAACTCTTCGAGTTAAATGATGAACTTACAAGAGCAAACTTCAGAAACATTGTTGAACCATTCTTACGAGATGTTGAAGCAAAACGAGGACTATCAGGGTTCTTGGTTATTTGCGATACATCCAATAATACTCCTGATATTATTGACAACAATGAATTTAGAGCTGACATCTTCTTAAAACCAGCAAGATCTATCAACTACGTAACACTAACGTTTGTTGCTACAAGAACTGGTGTAAGTTTTGAAGAAGTAGCAGGTCGAGTTTAATTAGATAAATAACTAAAGGAGATTAAGAACCATGGCAACAACAAGAGAAAACAAAACCATTTCTCAATTTAAATCTCAACTTATCGGTGGTGGTGCAAGACCGAATCTGTTTGAGGTAGAACTTACTACCTTACCAGCAGGAATTGCATGGCCAGCAGATAATTTCAGATACATGTGTAAAGCAGCACAGTTACCTGCTTCAGTCATTGCTAATATAGACATACCGTTTAGAGGTCGTATTTTTAAAGTTGCTGGAGACAGAACTATCGAACCTTGGAGTATCACTATTATTAATGATGAAGACTTCCGTATCAGAAAGGCAATGGAAGAATGGGTAGATCTAATCGCAAAACTAGAAAATAATCTAGGTGCAACAGATCCAAGTGCTTACATGGTGAATGCCAAAGTATTCCAACTTGGTAGAGGATCAACACCAAGTTCAAAGAATAATGCTGGTGATCGTAACGCAGTATTACGCGAATATGAGTTTATCGACATATTTCCTACAAATGTTTCATCAATTGACCTATCTTACGATTCTTCTGATACAATAGAAGAGTTTGTAGTTGACTTCCAAGTTCAGTCATTCGCATTCGTTGATGCAGGTGGCCCTAACGGTTAACTAAATAGATAAAATAGTATAAATCATGTCTAAGTTATTTGGGTTCTCGATAGAGGACACAGAACCACTTTCTCCAAATGTAGTCTCACCTATTCCCCCAAACAGAGAGGATGAGTCAGACTACTATATGAGTAGTGGTTTTTTTGGTTCTTATGTTGACATTGAAGGTGTATTTAAAACCGAATTTGATCTCATAAAAAGATATCGTGAAATGTGTCTACATCCAGAGGTAGACAGTGCAATTGAAGATATTGTAAATGAGGCTATAGTCTCTGACACAAATGATCATCCAGTTGAAATTGACTTAGATCATTTAAATGCAAGTGATGGAATTAAAAAAAGAGTAAGAGAAGAGTTTAAACATCTTCTTGATTTATTAGACTTTGATAAAAAGGCACATGAAATATATCGTAATTGGTATGTTGATGGTAGAATTTATTATCATAAAG